CGCGAGCGATGGGATACACAAGCTTGATCACCTACACGCTAGAGTCAGAGGGCGGCGCCAGCTTACGAGGCGCAGGGTGGCGGTGTGTGGGCAAAGCGACAACACGAATAGGACAAGGGTGGAATGTGGGAAGCAGGCCCAGGGTGGACACGCATCCGCTGCAACAGAAACTCAAGTGGAGCGCAGATGTCTGATGTGGATTGTACCCAAGAACTACCAAGCGTCCTCAGTCTCTGCACAGGATATGGCGGCATCGAGCGAGGACTTGAGCTTGCCGGGTATCAACATCGAACAATCGCTCATGTGGAGATCGAAGCCTTCGCCGCTGCGAACCTGGTCGCAAAGATGGAAGAGGGACAGCTGGTTCCGGCACCTGTGTGGTCGGATCTTAAAACCCTGCCAGCACACTGCTTTCGAGACAGAGTTGATGTCCTCACTGGCGGCTATCCCTGCCAACCGTTTAGCGCCGCTGGGCTGCGCAAAGGCGCCGAAGACCCAAGGCACCTATGGCCATACATTTACGACCACATACGAACAATTAGACCTATTCGCTGCTTCTTCGAGAACGTCGAAGGACACATCAGCCTTGGACTGCGACAAGTCATCGATGATCTGGAGGGACTTGGTTACCAAACGGCGTGGGGAATATTCAGCGCGTCTGAGGTTGGCGCACCTCACCAGAGAAAACGGGTCTACATTCTGGCCTACGCCAGTAGCTCAGGACGACAACAAGTCACCAGAAGCTCACATGGCGATGAAGCAGCGCATGAAGGGCGGTCCTCGACACAAACCCACATCGCTGCAGGTGATGGTGAAGGGCGTGGAGCGGGGGCTCTGGCCAACACCAACAGCGCAGGACAACAACCAAGTGAGCGGCAATCCAGATCACCCGAAGCGCGGCACGACATTGGGTGGGGCGGCAAGACTTTGGCCGACGCCGACAGCCAGCGACAGCGAGGGCGGGCCGAGACAACAGGATGGCAAGCGGGGCCGGGCGCTGAAGGATTTGCCGCAACAAATGTGGCCGACGCCGACAGTACGGGATCACAAGGACACAGGGAAGAATACCAATTACGAGGCTCTAGCGAAGAAGAAGAAGTTAGCGGGCGCGGTGATGTTTCCGACGCCAACGGCTCACGAGGCGAGACTTGGCTATCAGGACAGGAGCAGGGGTATGAAGGGCACTCAGGAGAGTTTAACCACAAAGGTTATCAACGACCTTGGTGGGAGACAGGAGACGAGTGGGCAACTGAACCCGACGTGGGTCGAGTGGTTAATGGGGCTGCCTTTAGGGTGGACAGACTTAGGCTCTTGGGAAACGGAGTAGTGCCACATACCGCAGCCAAGGCTTGGAATGTGCTGAATGATCAACTGGCCAAAGAAAATCATGGGTGAGACGCAGGCATAAAAAACCCCGCAAGACGTACAAAAGGATAAAGACGCCAAGCGGGGCAAACACTTTGTTAAGGAGACATAGTGTTGAGCGGAAGATACGGCAGAGAATGAGGAATGTAAAGCGCGGTCAAATGGAAAAAGCAATAAGGATTCGGATGCGCATGAAAGAAAAGAGTGAACAGATAGATAAAGAAGAACTAGAGCAGAAGATCGTCAGTCTCATGCAGCAAGGGTTCAAACGCGCAGAGATCTCGAAGACCTTAGGGCTCACATCAGATGAAGTGTATCAAGTCACTAGGCTGTACCGACTTGAGGTGAGCAAAGGGTCAGGCGGCAGGGGCAAAGCCGTGCGTATCAAGGGGCTGATGTGAGCTACCCTTGGCACATCGAATGCCTTGTCTGCACGGCTCGATACTACACCGCCGACTACCCTAGAAAAGGATGCCGAAAGTGTGGCCAGGACGCGCTGTTGATCACAGATCATAGGGTAGATCGTAGGGTGAATCATAGGGCGTACAAGAAGATCATTAGTAGTGAACTTACAAGTGAAAGTTAAAGTAGTTTCGAGGTTCGCGGAACAGCCGGTTTACCCAAAAAGCGTAGGTGCAACGGCCTTTTTTCAGATTGCACCTACCCCTGTGGATAAGTCTGTAAGTTGTTGATTTATAAAGTAGGTGCAGGCAGGTGCATAGGTGCAGACTGCACCTACGTGCACCTATGCACCTACGGCTCGTAAGTCATTGATTTATAAGGGTAGGTGCATAGGTGCATAGGTGCACCTCTAAAGAGGGGGAGAGATATATAAAATATCTCCCCTACGGGACACCCCCTTTCTCCCCCTTTAGAGAGAGAGGAAGAAAAGAAAAAATTTTTTTTGTAGGATGGAAGACATGCCAAAAAATCAAGCGGTCGATATGTTGAATAATCCAAAGCGAAGCCTGCCTGAGAGGCACAAAGAAAAGCCGTTCACGAAGAAGCAGCAGGCGTTCATTCAGCACTATGTGTATCACGATCTGACAAACACTGAAGCTGCGCATCGAGCAGGCTACTCAAACCCAAGACAGATTGCGTATGTGCTTTTGCATGATCCCAGATACATGAACCTGCAGATGAAGATTCGTGAGCTCCAAGAAGCACAGCAGAAGAAGTATGAAATCACGTTTGAGAAGGTTGCGCGTGACTTGCAGATGATCAGAGACCGGGCAGTTGAAGATGGCTCGTATGGCGCAGCCGTCACAGCAGAGTTGGGCAGAGCAAAACTTGCGGGCCTGATGGTTGAGAAGAAAGAGATCAAGCACGGGCGAATCGATCAGATGGATCGATCAGAAGTTGAGGCCAGGCTGAATGCTTTGCTCGATAAGAATCAGTTGGTTCCTGGCTTGCGCGCTGCAGTGGTGGATGACAGCGTGATGGATGTTGAAGATGCAGAGTTCGAGGAGCAGGAAGATGAGGAGCCCGCAGCCGAGCCCCTCGATGGTGAGGATGAAGAGGATGAGGATGATTACGAATCGGACGAAGAGCCACCCGATGGTGAGGACGAGGATTCAGGTGAGGACGCATGGTAACGAACCAACGCAATCGGTGGTCTGAAACCTTTGCCTCTACGCCTCAGTTGAGTGATCCGCTTTGGCTTACCAATCCGATTCACCGAACGAAAGGCCTTGCTTCGATGAGCCTGACAGCAGTACTTGGCTGATGCTTGCATGCTTATGAACTTCACACCACACCACAAGCATGTGAACTCACGCTCAACTTTGTGCTGATACATGGTGGATGAGTTGTCCCTCATGCCCCCACGAGTCTCTTTTTCGTAGGGGTCTGTTGATGAGATGAGATCTTCCATGATCAAGACTCCATCACGATTGATTTGCCAATGGTCTGAGGCAGTCGTGTTGTGCGTAAAGCAAACTCTTTGTCGCCAGACAACGTGATGCGCTCCGCTTGGGCACGGCTCATGGCCGTGACCTTCACTTCGTGCTTGATCACCTCAAGGTAGTTGATGGTGTACTCAGTCGGAACACCGCGAGGGTCTTCGTAGCACTCGCTGTAGCACATGGGGCAGCAGTTGAGCGTGCCTGCGTTGGTTGGAACTTTTCCAATCATGTGCTCAGCAGTCATCGTGCCGCACTCGTCGCAGGCGAAGAAGATGTCTTCGTCTGAATCCAACTCATCGTCTTCAGAGAACTCATCAGCACATGTGTGGCACACGAACTGTTTGCCAGAGTTGCAGAAGGTGAAAACCATGCTTCGTTCGTGGTTGTACTCACCGCATTGATCACAGGAAATCTTGCCGTCGATTGAACTCATGACTCTTCTCCTTCTGGGTTGAACTCAACCTCTTTTACAAAGCCAAGTTGCTCTAAGCAGTATTCTGCGTCACCAACAAATTCGATGAACTTTTCCTCAGAGTACTTCGTGAAAATGCGATCACCATTTGGTGCAACCTCAGTCTCCAAGCCGCCACCATACAAATCAGCCAGCACCATTGCTAAATCCGAATACAGTTCAATCCACTGTTCATTTGTGAGATTCATATCTCTCATGATGCGGTCCTCCAATACTTGTAGGCTTCCGCTTCTGAGATCATGTTCAGCCATACCCAATCTTTGGTGTTCTTTAGCTCGCTTTTTGTGGCGAAGTGATTCTTATACTTCTCCAAGATTTCATCGGTGGGCTTGTCTTTCCCAAGTTCCAATATGTCGTTGCTCTTGGGGTCATAGACTATGACTTTCTTCTTCATGACTTTACGCATCTCTTTCAGCGTCAGTTGTTCGTTGATCAGATCCGTAATCAGCCAGTCGATTAGTTCGTTACTCTTGCCATCACCGAATGCATCAATCGCCCACTGCAGGTCTTCGCCTAGTTCAATCTTCTTGAGCGTGTATCGCTTGGCTTCTTCACGGGCGAGAGACATGGCTTCGTCAAATTCTTCTCTGCCCTTTTCAAGCAGGTGGTGATCTAAGCCGCCATGGTTCAGTGGATAGTAGTCGTTTGACCCACCGCACCCACGGTTATCCGCACAGAACATGCGCTTGCCGTTCAGGTACACCGTGGCCCTAAAGCAGTGCGTCTCTTCAGAGAAGGTCACGTTGTGACTGAGGTTCTTGAGTTCCATGGCAGAGCGTGGCCCCATCGCTGCAAGCGTAGGGTCAAGGTCTTTGGGTTGGAATGGTTTGTTGTTGCGTGGGGCCATGATTACTTAGCCTCCTGTTCACGTTCAGCGAGCCTGCGATCTACGGCTTCATCAATCATCTCTTTCCACCAATCACTCTCGTGAATGATGTCGATCTCGTGGGTAATCATTTCTCTCACTGCTTGAGTCAGTGAGTTTTCTGGTGACGCTGGCCATTCTTTAAGTTGCATTTGCTTACTCCTTTTGTTTGCTATGCGCGTTCGATAATAATGCTTTAGTGTTCTATGTCAATAGAGAATTATGAGTGCCGACAAAAAGTATCCAAATCGTGGGGATTTGTGGGGGTTAGTTGCACCCCGCCCCTCCCACAAGGGGTCTAGCGTTTGATTTGAGAGCTTTTCCCGCCCGCCTAGGGGTTGAGGTAGGCTTGCGGCCTTGCGGCCTTGTACGGGGCCGTGCGTGCGCCTGAGAGCTTGCGGCCTTTTGCGATTTTTTTTACGAATGCTTGCGGGCTTGCGGCCTTGATCGAATATATATGCTTGCGGCCTTGCGCCAACTTTTATGGGCGCGCCTGCTCTGGTGGTGATAGTTGGCATGGGGTGTTGGGTGCTGGGGGCGTGGCCCCCCTACCCTCTAGGCTACTGTGAATGATGGGATGACGTTGGCATCGACTACGAATCCGCTGGTGTCATGCTTGGCTGGACCTTTTGCCTTGAGTCCGATAACTACCTTGCCAGCGTAGACGTTGGTCAAGTCTGACTGGTCGCCATCGATAACTTCGCGCCCTAGGAATGTGTCGGGCATTTTGCTTTTGAATACTACGGCTATCGGGTTGTCATGGCACACTGCCTGCAGTACCTGCTTTCGATATTGGTGCCTGGCGCTGTATGAAAACATCAGATCATAGTTGGTGGGCGTCTTGTCTTTGCCAAGGCGCTTGGCGCGCTTCGTGTAGTCGTAAAAGTATAGCGTCGGGAAATCCTGCGGTATGTCGTGTTCTTCCCATGCGATATCTGATAGCACGTTAAGACGGACCACGCCTTTCACGCCTTGCTTGTCGCATAGCTTGGCGAAGTTTGATAGTTCGCGCCGAAGTTGTGACAGAAAACCTTCGCGGTCAGCGTGCCAGTAATCCGTGCGCGCTTGCCGCGCTTGGTTCACGCTGCGGTAGACTGCGGCTAGGCCCGCATCTTTCAGGCACAAATCCATACAGCCCGCCGCCTTACTGCCAGGACAAAGCTTATTGTCTGGCATCATTGACAGTTGCGCCATGCGCACATTGCCACCGAATGGCATACCCTTTTTGCCAGTTTTGGCAACCTTCGTGTTACCGCTAACCTTGGCGGTATCCAATAGTTTCTTGACCATAATTTTTTCCCTTTTGTTGCCAGCCAATTGCTTAGCTGTTGCGTAAATTTTAGCAAATTTTGCCAGTCATTTGCACACTTTTTTGTGCTTGGCATTTGCTTCGAGCCCGTCATGAGCTCGGCTTGCGAGCCGTTAGGCTTGCGGCCTTGAGTGTTTTATATATATCTGCTGGCAAAGCCTGCGGCCTGCCAGGCTTGCGGCCTTCGGCCATCTATATATGTTTGCGCCAGGCTCCGGGCGCCTGGTGTTGATCCGAAAAAAAAGGGAGCCGGAGCTCCCACCAATTAATCAACTTTAACTCTCACTCTATCTGCTATCCATTTATCTGCAATGTGGTCGGGTATTGTCAGGCCAGTAGTCGGACGCTCGCCATCTTCTTTGCTGAGATTTAATTGCGAGTGGTTCGGGTATATCTGGTATCTGTCACCACTCAATCGCTCGTGAAGCTTCCAGCGTTTTCCGCTCGTGTCAGTTAAGATCATTTGTTTGCCTTTTGTTTTGAGTGATGGGGGCCGGAGCCCCCAGGTTGTTTATGCTGTTTGTTTGGCTTTTGGATACTCAGCCAGCCACTCGGGCTCGGCATCGAGCAGCCGATAGCAAGACTGAATCATCCCGGCGTATTGGTCGCCGTATTCCCAGCTTCCGAAGGTCGCGTCCGATTTGGCTGCAGTGAACCATCGCGAGTACTGGTTCTTTTTCTCGGCCTCTACCGAGCCCTTGTATCGTTTCAGTATGCGAATCTCGATTGGCCCTATCTCATGGTGATAGCCAACATAAGTTGCATATGGTTCTTCAACGTCTCTGGTTTTTCCGAATGGGTTTGCCATTGGTTTGTTTCCTTTTTGTTTTGGATCCGAAAAGTTTGGGGGCCGGAGCCCCCGATTGTTTATCGATGCATCAACAGCGCGCTTACTACGTCCATTGCATCGCTGCTATGGCCGCCGACGTTCCATTCATCGATGTCCTCGATGTTTCCGCAGCCGGTATAGTTCGGGCCGTTTTTCCAATTGTAGATTGTGGCCACTACGCCATCGCGCTCGAAGGACCACTCTACGTCGGTTTTGTAGCCATCGCTCATGGCGTTAGGTTTGCCGATGATCTCGACCAGTTTTGCGTATGGCATTTGGAAGTGCCCGCGCAAGCTGGTGCCGTTGGTGTTTATATCGGTCATAGCATTTTATCCTTTTGCTTTGTCGTTACAGTTTAATTGATGCGAGGCCGCATCGCAATGGGCACCCCATTGGATGCCCAGCACGTTGGCGCCTAGATTCCCCAGTTCCAATCAACTCGCGTTGACGGTTCGAGCTTTGGCTCAGACACTGTTAGCGTCCAACTGATAGCAGGCCCGTCAACCATGGTGCCGTCGATTGCATGCTTGTGCGGCATATGCGCGAAGCCTGACTCTTTGTACGTCTTGCGTTTGCCATCTAAGTAGGCCTGATAGATCGCGAGTGGTGCATTGGCGCCTTTAGTCTTTGCAATTTCTTTGCGTGCCTTCAACTCTTTTTTCACGGCCTTTAATTCTTTGCCGGCTTGTGTCGAGTCGATCAAGTATTGGCACAACTTGCGTTGTGCCTCCAGTTCGTGGGCAGACATTGTTGTTACGTCGAACATTTACGCGGCCTCCTTAATTTGCTTTTTGATTGAGGCAATCACGCGCTCGACTTCCTCGATCCGGCTTTGGTGGCCTATGCTTTCGTAATAATCAAGATCGCGATAGCAGCCATCCAATTCACAATGTAGAGATTCGATATAGTCCATTTCGTTTTCCTTTTGTTGTCGTGCTCATCACACAAGTGTGATGATACACCCAACGCGCAAGCAAAACAACGCAACGCCAACGCAATAAACTAGACACAAGTTAGACATCATCTGACCGATAGGGCGCGCTCTCATGTCAAACTTCCGCGCTCACAACCTAGTAGCCTTCGGCAGGGTAGGGCAGTCGCCCGCACGGCCTCACAGTTTGTATAGCCTGCGCGTTGCGGCCTAGGTACCCTAGGGCGCAGACCCAAAAAAAGTCCGCGACTTGTCGCGACCCCCACCACCCCCTATACAGCACAGCGTATAGTGTTAGTGTATATATAACGTTCACCACCCATAATCTTATGAAAAATAGAAATGGCTAACCTCAGTCACCTCTCTGAAGGTGAGATGAAAGAAATTTTGATGTTGCAGGAGCGTTTGATGCTTCTTGACACGCAGCACAAGGCCAAGGACTCGTTCATGGAGTACATTCGGTACATCTGGCCGAGCTTCATTGAGGGTGATCACCATCGGATCATTGCGGAGAAGTTGACCCGTGTAGCCAAGGGTGAGTTGAAACGGCTGATTGTGAACATGCCGCCTCGTCATACGAAGTCTGAGTTTGCTTCGATCTACTTTCCGTCGTGGGTGATGGGCTTGAATCCTGATATGAAGATCATGCAGACCACGCACACGGCTGATTTATCGATCAATTTTGGCCGCAAGGTGCGTAACCTGATGGACTCGGACGAATATTCTAATATTTTTCCCAAGGTATCCTTGGCCTCTGACTCAAAAAGTGCGGGAAAGTGGCAAACGAGCCAGGGTGGCGAATATTTTGCAGCCGGTGTGGGTGGTGCCATAGCGGGTAGGGGTGCAGATTTGCTGATTATTGACGATCCGCACTCTGAACAGGACGCGATGTCGATCAATCTGCTGGATTCCTGTTACGAATGGTACACATCTGGGCCGAGGCAGCGACTTCAGCCCGGTGGCGCGATTGTTATTGTGATGACGCGGTGGAATACAGCGGATTTGACGGGCAGATTGCTGACTAGGCAGACAGAAACGCACTCTGACCAGTGGGAGGTAGTTGAATTACCTGCTGTTTTTGAAGATTCGGGCAATGTGTTGTGGCCAGAGTTTTGGAAGAAGGAGGAGTTGGATGCAGTTAAGGCTTCGATCCCTGTTTCCAAGTGGAATGCGCAGTATCAGCAGAACCCTACGTCGGAAGAGGGTGCGATTATCAAGCGGGAGTGGTGGCAGCTATGGGAATCTGAAGACCCTCCTGCGTGTCATTATGTTATTCAGTCGTATGATACGGCGTTTTCTAAGAAGGAGACGGCGGACTACTCCGCTATCACCACCTGGGGCGTATTTTCGCCACAGGAGGGCATGGGTGATGCGATTATTTTGTTGGATGCGCAGAAAGGTCGGTGGGACTTCCCTGAGTTGAAGGTCGTTGCGCAGGAGCAATATGTTGAGTTCAACCCTGACATGGTGTTGATTGAGGCCCAGGCTAGTGGCACGCCATTGACGCACGAGTTACGAGCGATGGGTATTCCTGTGGTGAATTATCGGCCTTCTAGGGGCAATGACAAGATGACTCGTGTGCATGCGGCGAGTCCTGTGTTTGAGGCTGGGATGGTTTGGGCGCCTGACCGTGTATTTGCGGATGAGGTGATTGAGGAATGCGCTGCATTTCCGTTTGCACCGCACGATGATTATGTGGACACTACGACGCAGGCAATACTAAGATTCAGGCAGGGTAACTTTATCAATCTTTATTCTGACGAGGATGAAGAAGAAGTCTACCGAGATAGGCGCGCGTATTATTAAGCCCCCATACGGGCATACCCTACGGGGAAAGGAGATCTCTCATGGCTAAAGCAAGAAAACTTTTAGATTTGGCTTCTAAAAAAATTGACGACTTTTTAACTCCCTCCGAGCTCAAGAAGTCTCAAGCAGGGGCTAGAAGAAGAACAAACCGGAGGCTTGCAAAAGACAAAGATCCTTTGAAGGCATTTTCTGAAAGCAAAGACCCTGCGGTTAAAAAGCTTAGAGCGGAAAAGGCTGCGGAAGCTAAAGCCAAAGCTTCAAAGGCCAGGGCTAGCCAACGCGAGAGACAAGCGGCTGCTAGGAAGGAGGCTGTTGATAAAAGAAAATCTCAAATAGCTAAAGGCGCTGGCTCAACTGCGGGAGCAACCGCGCTTGTTGGTGCAGGCGCTGCAGCTGGCAGGTCTGCTCAATCATCTAGGCGTAAAGGCACTTCGGGGTCTAAGGTGATGCTTAAAGATGCGGGCGTGGGCAAGGCTCGCACTATCGCTGAAGCCAAGAGGAAAGGGTTGTTAACGTTTATTGACAAGTCTGGCAAAGAAAAAGCTGCTGTGACCAAAGAGGAGCTAGAAAAATCCGGCCTGACTCTTGGTGAATATATAAAAAGGCAGAAGGCTGCCGCAAAGAAAAAAGCTGGAGGTGGGATGATGAAATCCAAGATGGCATCCAAAGGCGGTGCGAAAGGTGGGCGCAAGCCTACGGGCATGAAAAATGGCGGCATGCCAATGAAGACTGTAAACGGGAAAAAAGTTCCTGCATTTGCAGCTGATGGTAAAGGACCTAATGACCTCGCCAAGGGCAAGAAGCCTAAGGGCATGCAGCGTGGAGGGTTGTTGTCTCGCGCTCGTAGAAGGATAAAGCGCCAAGGCGGCCTTGACAGGCAAGCAGGTGGTCGTGCTGTTGACGTTAATATTGGACAAGGTCTGAAGAAACTAGCGGGAGGTGCCGGGGGTGGTCGTGCTGCTGGCATTAGTCCTCGACAAGGGCTGAGGAATATTGCTCAACAGCAAGCGGGAGGTGCCGGTGGTTTTCAACCACAAGCAGCAGGAGGACGTAGAAGGC